CTTAGCGAAGATGTCCTCGTCAGCCGGTTCCTGGAGCTTGCCAGCGGTCACAGCGGCCTTAATGACCCTGCGAAACATCTCCTTCCAAAGGCCCTCGAGCATCGTTTGGTGGTACTCGATCTCTTTCACCGTAGGCGACTCGGCCACGAGGGAGGAGGCGTAGTTCGCGTTCGACGCGTCGCCGAACATGTATTCGGGGAGGCCGGTCGCGGCCGCAATCTGAAGGATGATGGCCCGCCCGTCATCCTTCACGTCCGAGGCGTTGATGTTCGGGGCATCCATACGCAGCTTGACGCCTGGGTTCGCCGTGTAGATGGTGCCCGGCCGAATACTCGTTTTCTTATTGTCCCCGGATGAGGCACGGCTCGAGGCGGGGAGCGAGTTGGACGTAATCCGGGAGACATCGGCAGACGTTCCGTCGATCTCGCGGATCATCACGATTGCGGTTCTAAGCTTGTTCAGGATGATTCTGTTCTCGAGCCACTGCGTAAATTTGGTGAGGTACGGCATTGCCTGCTGCAGGAACGACTCGCCGCGCGCCTGGTCCATATCGGCCAACGGAAAGCGTTTGCGCTGGATGAGTGCGGCGTCGATCTTGTTGACGGTCTCCGGCTTCAGGCGGTTGCGAACGAAGTAGGTCACGGGTCGTTCGGCGTCGTCAGGGTCGAACGTCACGCCCTGGTTCGTCTTGTCGGTCGGGTTCGCCGCTTCCTCGCCGGCGTAACGGATGTCGATGGGATCGAGGAAGCGAACGGTGCTGCGCCAGGTGTTGTTGTTGTCGGCGTCCTGCTGGAAGTAGCGAAGGTAAACCTCGCCGTCGCGGAAGTAGCGCTTCACGATCTCGAACTGGCGCTCGTGCATGTTGTTGCGCTCGTTCGTCCAGAAGTCGCGCCAGATGTACCAGATGCGCGGGTCGCGGCTCTTCGGAGTAATCGTAACGCCCTTGCCCATCACGTATTTGACGGCGCCCATGATCGCCGCGCGCGCCATCGGGTTAAATCGAAAAAACTTTCTCGCCTCCGCAATCATCACGAGCTGGTTCGATGCGACGTGGCCTTTCCACGCCGAACCCAATAGCTCCCAACCGCCGCCGTCGGTGCGGTAGTTGACGGTGTTCGTGTCCTCGACGAGCTTCCAGGTCTGCAGCTCTTCGATTTGGTTTAAGAGCTGCTCTTTCAAAATCGCCATGTCCTGCTTCTGGCGAACCTCAACCGACTTCGTCGGCTTCTTGGCGATGGCTTTAGATTTCATTCGGATCCACCTCGTTCGAGTCCGGGTCCGGGCCGTTCATTCCTTCGAGCATCGAACCGCCCTCCTCCGACTCGTTGTCGACGAAGTCCACGTTGTTGAGCTTGATGATGAGCTGCGAGAGCGCGTCGCCGCGGTCGTTCGGCTCCTCCGGGAAATTGGAAAGCTCCTCGATGAACGGCTCGACCCAGGCGCAGCCGGGCAAGGACGGATGGGGAAGCCAGACGTTCCCCGCTTCGATATCCGGTGCCGCGGCCGCCATGCGAGCCTCTTTCGATCCGATGGGTTCGACAGGGATTAACCCAGCGACCTTCTGGCGAAGCTGCGCTTTGATGGCGGGACCGTTGGCGCGATCCTCGTAGAACTTGTAATGGGCGAGCGGCCAGAGCGCGGTGAGCGATTCCACGGCCTTGCACGTGTCCGGGAAATCCATGTGGTCGCGGCTCTCGTCGAACACGTATTTGTCGGCGCCAACACGGCCACCGACGAGGCCGACGACGTAGCTCGAGTCCTTGAGATCCTTGAAGGCGAAGTCCCACGACTGCGCTTGGATCTGCATCTTCGTCGCCATCTCGCGCGGCGGGACCATGTAAAACTTCCACCAATGACGCTTCACCATGTTCCCGGATTCATGCGACGGGTTCTGTTGGTACTGCGCGCAGTAACCGCGCGACCCGCTGATGATGAGCTGCCGGTCGAGCTCGGCTTTGCCGGCGCGCGCCGGATTCAAAATGTCGCCCACCTCGCGCACGACCTTGCGGCCGGAGACCGGCATGATGATCGTCTCGCGCTGTTCGGAGATGGCGGGAAGCTTTAGGTGCGTCCAACCGCCCTGCTTCAAAACGTGTCCGGTCAAATCGTCTTTGTGGGTTCGCTGCTCGACGACGATCCGCACGCCGAGCTTCTTGTTGTTCAGGCGCGAGGCAAAGGTGAGATCGAACGCTTGCAGCGCCGCTTCGCGTGTCGCTTTCGACTCGGCGTCCTTCGGGTTGATCAGGTCGTCGAACACCTGGATGTCGGCTCCGAAACCGGTGGCGGACCCCCCGACTGAGGTCGAGAACATGACGCCGCGGGCGGTGTTCTCGTAGACGTTTTTCCTGTTCTGGTCGGGCTGGAGCTGCACGACGTCCCCCCATTTTTCTTGGTACCACGCGCTCTCTAGCACGCGCCGGCGGTCGAGCGAATGTTTCATTGAGAGCTCGGCCGAATAGGAGACAAACATGAACTGGAGCCATGGGCGCTGCGTCCACGCCCAGACGGGAAAGAGAACGGTTGTCTCGTTCGACTTGCCTTCGCGCGGAGGCATGTTGATGACGAGGTCGCGGATCTGGCCCAGGGTAACGGCCTGCAAATATTCGGCGATGCAGTCGATGTGCCAGTTCGGGATGAGTGACGTGGCCGGCTCGATGATGGGCCACGCTTTCGGGATGAAGCTCGAGAAGGACATGTGGTCGGTGCCGAGGCCACGCGCCATTGCGGCGTAGAACTCACGCTTGACCGGATTGAGGCTGAGGCCCGATTCGATGCTCGGCGCTGCGAGTGTCGCGCCTCTCACGCGGCCTCCCGCGTTGACGTTGGTGCCAGGCGCGCAGCGATCGCCGCCATGGCCTCACTTAGCTTCGGTGCGATGGCGAGCGCGGTTTTGCAATGGGGGCAGAAATCTGGAACGTGCTTGCGAATGATGGCCATCGTTTCCGAGGCCAGCGTGTGGACGATGCGGATGTCGAGCTCTTGTTTGACGCGCTCTTGGTAGCGCTGTGGGATGCGGCACTTGAGGAAAAAAATCTGCAGGGCGTCGGAGAACTCGCGGTGGCTGATGACGGGGTTGCCCGATTTGTCGAGGACCGGCTCACCGTTTTTCATTCGGTAGTGAACCGTTCCGTTGACGGCGCGCTGGTAAGCGGATGTCTCGATCCGTCCACCGGCCTGCGCGTCGGCCTCCATGAACTCGCGATTGAACTCGGCGTCCGACTCGCGCCAGGTGGCGATCGTTGTCTCGCTCACGCCCGCGACCTGGGCACCAGCGTAGATCGTGCCGGTCTTCTTGAACGCTTCGATGAAGATCGGCTTCAGGTGCTCTTTGTAGGCGCCGCGCGCGCCGACGGGATCCTTGCGAAGCGAGCAGTTCGGGCAGTTACAAACGTGGCCGATCGCTGCTGTGGAGGAGGCGGCCGGAACCGGCACGCCCCTTTCGGAGTATTGGTCGGCCGCCCCCACCGCAGCAGCGTCGTCGGCTCGCGCGCGTTTTTTTGGCGTCCCAGATTCGGGAGATTGGCGGGGACGCTTTTTCTTCACGATCGCATCGCCGGGACAACAAAAAACCCCGAAGAGCGAATGCTCGTCGAGGTCCGTTCAGCAGCGTTGGCGAATGGTGACTGGCTCATCTGTCTCCAGGAGGTCCTGGATACAAGGTCGCCAAATCACCGAGTATCTTACCGCTTCACCATTTCACCGCTCGCCAAAAGCAATGGTGTCTCGCGGAAGCGCGTCCCGAGACACAGACCACAAATATTTACCAGCCGGGGGGGTATTTAGTCAAGCGTTTTAATTTGCGTGGCAGGCAGCGGTTCGTTTTTGTGAGGGTTCTCGAAATGAGAAACCTAGGTGTACGAACCGCTGCTGTGTGCCGCCCAGGATGTGTTGTGAGGGCCGCTTGGGGGCCGAGGCACTCTTGCCCGTAGGTCTATTGTGCCGCCCCGCTCCTCATCCTGCTAACCACCATCCCATGCCAAAGGCCCGAGGAACACACCTCGATGGGTTGGGGTAAAACTACGTCGCATCACTACGACCACGGGTTAGGGTAGGTTCGGGGCGGTGGGTGCTTACTTCTTCGAAGCCGGCTTCTTCGATTCCTTCGGAGCCTGTGCCGTTCGGCATAGCTCTTCCAGCTCGGTCTCGGCTGCTTCGACGACTTTATCATAATCCGCTCCCGACAACGTGGCGGTCAACACCGACGCGATCGTCTTCGATCGGATCCAAATCGCGCGGCCGTTGATGAGAACTGAAACTTGCAATTCAACTTTCACTGGCATGTGTGTCTCCTGGTTCTAAGGTTGGTGTTCAAATCGGTGAACGTGCTGGTAGTAATCGGCGCGTGTGAATTTCCTGTGCGGATACGCTTCCTTAACGCGCTTCATCACCTGCTCGTAGCTCGGCTCTTTGTCTTTCCAAAATGTCTGCGCGAGAATCTCGTAAACGAATCGGTCGAATGTTTGCGCCGGCTCTTTAGGCATCGGAGCGCGCGGACACCGACATCTTCCTGATCGCGATGATCATGTCGGAGACGAACATCTCCGCGTGTTCCACGTCAAACAACACGGCGAGGTTGTCTCCGTTCGGAGCGGCCAACACGAATCCGACGGAGGCTGGCCTAGCCGGAAGGATCTGCGCCGGAATCCCGATGATGTCGATCGGCGGGTTGGCAACGGCCTTGACCCGTTCGAGGTTGAGCTTCTTCTCGTTACCATTCAACATTTGCCCCCCAACCGAACGCGATGGAATAA